GATGATTTTTGTGAGTTGACTTATATAGTATGTCAGGAACATTACCATCAAGTTCTCTATGTGCCGTGGATAACATTTGGGCACTTTCTAGTATCATTTTCACACAATGTTTATCGTTGTGTGCTTCAGCTGCCTCTTGAGGACAGTTACTCAAATAAAATATGTTCATACTATGGCACTCATAAATAATTCTAATTTAGATTCTGTTTTCTTAACTACTGCTTTTTTCTTCTTACTTTTTTCAAAAGTGTCTACAAATTCATCTACTACTAATCTAAAATCTGAATTTTTATAATCTCCCATTGGATTAGGTACATCACTAGTTTTATCGATATCCATATATCCGGGTATCGTGTCATAGTTTTGCATGCTTTTATATTTTATATATAATTGTTTTTTCTCTTTTTGTATTCTTCGAATAAAAGCATAATAAATTATTTGAGTAAAATATGCAAACGGATTGTTGGATTTTTCTGGATTAAAATTATGGATATAATGCAGACAATTTTCTATTCCATCAGATATCATATCATTTTTAAATGCATAATTTATAAAGTTGGGCCGAAAAGATAATCGTTGAGCTATCTTTAAAAATACAGAGCCTAAGTATTCTGAAATTTGGGGAAGATCCAGATCATTTTTCTTTGCATTATCATATTCACTTTTATATTGAATCATTGCTTCTAAAAATACAGAGTTATCCACATAATGAGCTTTATTACCTTTATTTTTTCTTCTTGCCATAATATTATCCCTTTTAAAGTTAATGTCGTATACTCATTATATCACATAATTTAAATATGTCAAGTATATAACAGGGGTATTGACTTTTCAGGAAAACGTGATATAATAAAGTGTTAAACGCAAAAGATGGATTTAATTCATATATCCGCTTGGTTCAAAATCTCTTAAAATAGTTGACATTTTACTTAGTTCTTGATCTTGGTTGTGTGAATTATCTTCATTTACAGAATTTAAATATAAATCTTGATAGTTTTCTCCTAGATCTGAAACAGACATAATGCTTCTTGTAGATAATGGTATCTGTGTATTATCTGTAAAGGGTAGCCATTTAAGTAATGCTAACTGAGTAACCTTTGCTTCATCATCAAATTTCATTAGAACTTTCATTGGCCAATGTAGTTCCAAATAACCATTAGTTTTACTAGTATCAGTTACTTGCACTTTTGAGAAAAGTATTTCTCCATTTTCTAATTTTATAACCTTTAAGTTTTTATTATCGAGTTCTACTGCCATTCATGCCTTAAGTGGAATGTTATGGATTTTATATGGGAACTTTTCTTCATCATATATTTTCATTCGTTCTTCATGATGTCGATAAGCGTAATTCTTTCTATTCTTCCATCTCAAATCATCCGCAATATCGTATAGTACCGTTTCTGCGTTATTATCTGATAACCTCAATCCTCTGCCTATTGACTGAAGATTTCTAATACGACTCTTAGAAGGAGAAGCAAAGATAATGTTATGAAGATTCCTAATGTTGATGCCGGTACTGAATACCCCATAACTAGCCACGATGATTGCGTCTCGTTCTGTTTCTGCGATTGCTCGTATTTGTTCTCTTGTATCGGTTTCGGTTCCACCGTAAACAAAAAAAGTTTTTCTATTGTCATCTGCTTTCTCCTTTATCATTTCGTATAAAATACGTCCATGTTTTTTCACTAATCTAAAGAGAAGTAAAGTATTACCATCCAGTGATACTACTAAGTTTCTTATATATTTATTTCTTTTTTCATGTCCTACTATAAATTCTAATTCATCCGCGTACTTAATTTTTCTAAATTGTTCACATATTACATCAGGATACTTTAATACGATAATTTCTACACGAAATGAAGCTAATTGTTTACTGTCAATTAATTTTTTGGTAGTTGTAACTTTATAAACCTTACCAAATAATCCCTCTAAAACTAATTTATGAGTTTGTGTCCCATCTAATGTTCCTGTAGTTCCTACTCTATATTCTGCATTGACACATTTAGTCATGATAGATGTGAGGGATTTTGATTTGAATCCATGAGCCTCATCACCAATTACTAATTTGTATGATTCGAAAAGTTTCTTATTGAGTTTATAAATGGATTGCCATGTTGAAATAACAACCTGTTTGTCTGATACTTTATCTTGACCCGCATAGACTTGGTGACAATTTTTTGCGGAATCCCATCCATATTCTTGAAAATCTGAATACAACTGAGAAACGAGTGAAGTGGTAGGTACGATTATTAAAGTCTTAACGTTTAGTGCTCGTACAAGTAAATAGATGATTAGAGATTTTCCACTTGCAGTAGGAGATACCAACAAACATTTTTTATACGATAAAGCATGATGAAATCCTTCAAGTTGATAATCTCTCGGTTCAAATGGTAAATTTAAACTGGAAAGGAAAGCTTCATTTTTTGCTATTTTTTTAGGTTTCCAATCAAAACCTATCGGGGCTACTTTATAATTTCGTGGCTCTGCGAATATAAACACGTATTCAAGTAATCCACTATACAGTAACCTATTGTGAATATTGAATAATCGTATCTTACCATCCCATATTTTCATTCGATAGGCCGGCATAAATGTATGGCCCGGAACAACAAATGTAAAATAATCACAAATTTCTTGTGCTACGCCATCTTCACAGCTTATTTTGAGATATACTTCATCCTTCTTAGTAATCTCAATAGTCTCAATGACCTTCTGTGAATCGTTTCCAATCGATTGCATTTTTTATCAAGTATCCTCTAGTTGTTAAACTTTTCACTATAGATTCAAGGTAGTTAACTTTTTCTTCTTGTAGTGCAAGTAATTTCTTAGATTCTATTACATTATCATCTGCATCTATATATTCTTGTACATCTGCTTTGAGTAATTTTAATTGAAATGGTTCCCAATCTGCGGCTTCTAATTCTTCAGCAGTCATTCTCCCACTATAATAATCTCTTTTTCTTCTAATAAGACCGGCAAATAGATATTTTATTTCCTTGAATTTTAATTTTTCGTTGGAATAAAATATTAAATATTTGTTATGTAATTGGGGAATCTTTATGGACTCATGAGATAGTTCAGTTTCATCCATTTCACAATCGAGTGTCCATTGATATTGTAGTTCTTCAAATTTCATAATCTTTCAATTTTTTGAGGGCGACCATCGTAGCCGCCTGTTCAATTATTTCAGCATAACCTTCTTCGATCCATTCATCTATAAATTGTGTTACTCCTTCACAGGTCGGATCAGTATAATCATGAGCTAAACAAGGACCATTCAAATAATTCCAATGATGAATAAAGTCTTTCTTAACTCCTTCGTATGAATGATCACCATCAACAAACAACATAGACAATGGTACATTTTCCATTGCGTGGGAATTCTCTGTCCTAATATCTATGCGTTCTTTTTCTTCGTAATTATTTAACCAATCATCTACATCTGGATCATGACATCCTTCAACTGCATCGACAGAAATAATTTTTACTTTAGAATCATGGGTCGCAGTTGCAAGTAACATTAATGATCCTGCCCAATAACGACCTATCTCTAATATGATATTACCTTCTCTTGTCTTTGGCATTGTTTTCCATTGTTGAGAAGCATATTTGTACAATAGTCCTGCTTCATGCAAGTCTAATCGTATAATATCTCTTGTTTCTCTTGGGGAATTAAATAGCCATAACAAATGAGAAAAATCTCTTTTCATTTTAATTGTTCAATAGATTCTTAATAGTATATTCTGTATAGTTAAAACTAACTGTTGCAATTTGATATACTGGGTCTGTTGTAGTACTATCAAATGATATTGCTGATAATGAAGTGGGGAATATTTCTTTGAAATGTACTTCCATTGTAGGATTCATGGAACTACTTAAAATAGTTAATATTGCAGTTGTGTATTTGGATTCTTTACCAATCATCCACTCATATATTTCTTGCCAATTTTTCAAATATTCATCAACCATAAAACCTATATCAAGTGGCTCATAAGTTATAACACCAGTATAACGAGAATAATTTTGAAGTCGTGGAGCTCCAATAGTTTGTGCTTCCAATGATACACCTGGTAAATTACAAGTTTGAACAAAAAACGTGGTGCCTGGCAATGCAGCAATTTCAAATTTAAATTGGACATCTGCTAAAGGATTAATATTTTTAGGTTGTGTTACTAGGCTTGCCATAGTTCCTTTTCATCTTTTGAAAATAAATTTGGTAGTTTTGGAAAATCATCTCCACAATAATTTACCCAAATAAACTGTACTGCAGGATGTTCTTCAATAACTTTATAGAGTTGATCTGACCAACTTTTATGTACATCTATCCATCCCGTTGTATTTTCATTACCTTGTCTTACAGTTTTAGTTCCGTTTTCATGTATATAACCATCACTAATTTTACTATCCTTACTAAAATAGTGATTGGTATCGGCATAAAGATTATCATATTCATCTTTGTTGTGATCAAATCCTAATAAGTAAACTTTTTCATAATCATTACAAGTAAAATCTCGACAC